TTCAGCTGCCGACATCGGAGAAGAGAATTGACAGTGAGTATTATGTTGAAGGATTTGCTACAACCTTCAACAAGCCATACTTGCTGTATGAATGGGATGGAGTTAAATATTATGAGGAAATCGACAGACATGCACTGGACGGGGCGGACCTGTCGGATGTAATAATGCAATATGACCACCAGGGCAAGGTGCTGGCGAGACTGTCAAATAAGACACTTGGATTAGAGCCTACGGATGAAGGGCTCTTTATTTATGCCGATTTATCAAAATCGCAGGCGGCAAAAGAGCTTTATGAAGAAATCAAAAACGGGCTCATCACAAAAATGTCCTGGGCGTTCACAGTTGCTGAAGACAAATATAACCGGGAAACCAGGACCAGGACAATCACAAAGATTAAAAAGGTTTATGATGTGTCTGCCGTTTCCATTCCTGCAAACGCAGACACTGAAATATCTGCTCGCTCTTGGCTTGACGGAGTGATCGAAGCCGAGAAACGGGAGGCGTTAGAGCGGAAGAAAAGAAAACTCAAAATTCTAATTGATATGGAGGTATGAGATATGAGATTGCAAGAAATCGAAAAGAGGCTCGCTGAGATAAAGGTGGAGCTTGAAAAGGACGGCGCTGACATAGACGCGCTGGAAAAGGAAGTCAAGGAATTGACCGAGGAAAGAAAACAACTTCAAGAAAAGATTGAAAAGAGAAACAGGATCATAAGCGACATCACCGGCGGGGCAGGAACTCCGGTTCCTAATTTTTTGCCCAAAGAGGATAGGAAAAAGGATTTTGCCGACATGACCAAAGACGAAATACTTGCTTCTCCTGAATACAGAAACGCATACCTGAAAAGGTTGCAGGGCAAGGAACTGAACGAAGTCGAGAAAAGGAGTATTGCTGCTACTAACGTAAGCGGCGCAATTCCGACAGAGACATACAATCAGATCATAAGCAAAATCAAGCAAACAGTTCCGTTGCTTGATGAGATTACACTCCTGCATGTTGCCGGAAATGTGAACTTTGCTGTTGAAGGAACAAACAATCCCGCAGCAAAACACAACGAAAACGACCAAGTAACTCTTGCAACGGATACGCTTGTTACTGTATCGCTTGCTGGCTATGAGATTATCAAAATAGTCAGAATATCCGCAACTGTGCAGACAATGACTATCGGAGCCTTTGAAACCTGGTTAACTGACCAGCTTGCTGAATCGGTAGCAAGGGTAATTGAGAATTACATCATCAACGGAACTGGCGTAAGCCAGCCCAAAGGCATAGATTGTGCTAATACATGGATAGATGGCACTAATGCTGTAGCATTTGCAACAGCAACCCCGACATATGCGGAGCTGTGTAAACTTGTTGGGTATCTGCCTGGTGGATATGCCCGCAACGCAAAATGGCTGATGAACCACAAGACCTTCTGGGGCAAGATCCAGGCAATCAGGGACGACGGAAAGGCGCCTATCGTTCAGAAAGACGGTAACCAGTACAGAATCATGGGATTCCCTGTACTGTTCAGTGACTATGTGGATGATGGCGATATCTTCCTCGGCGACTTCAAGAAGGTTGTCGGCAATCTGTCACAGGATATTAAAGTCGATTCATCTACTGCATCTGGGTTCATCTACAATGCTGTGGACTATAGGGGGACTGCTATATTCGACTGTGACATAGCTTTTGGTGAGGCGTTCGTCAAAGGCGCTCAGACCCTTTAATAAGGAGGGGTTATAATGAGCAGATATTTTGGTGAACTGTCGACTGATGTCTATGGTATCAATGTCGATGAAACGAAAGTAGCTCACATCTCTCTAACGGCAGCGCAGGCTTGCGCTGCCGATCCAGATGGATTGCCCCCTTTCAATTGAAAGAAGGTGATGGCTTGGCACTCATAAACGACATAAAAACAGCTCTCCGAATAAGCCATTCTGCACTTGATGGGGAAATTGAAGATCTCATTTCTGCCGCTCAGAGTGACTTGCTATTATCTGGCGTGAATGCCAACAAGACAGTGACAGAAACTGTTATCCCAGAACCGACAGAAGAAAATCCTGAGCCAGAGCCGGTAGAAATACAGGTTATGGACCCGCTTATCAAGAGAGCGATCATCGTCTATGTCAAGGCTCATTTCGGTTGGAACAATCCTGATGCCGAACGCTTGCAGCAGTCGTACGATATGCTTAAGATGCACTTGTCGTTGTCACAGGAATATACAGTCGAGGCGGTGGGATAGATGCTGTTCAGGGATGTTATATCGCTAATAACCGTCACCACCACCGAAAACGAGCTTGGTGACACCATTGAAGCGTCCACCGAGCGGCAGGTATTCGCTGACAAGCAGTCTGTCAGACAGTCAGAGTTCTACCAGGCAGCGGCGACTGGCCTTCGTCCCGAACTCATGTTCGTGGTAAGGACCATTGAGTACAACGGAGAAACCCGGCTGAAGTACAACGGCAAAGAATACTCAATCATCCGCACCTATGACAAGGATGGTGAATTGACGGAGCTTGTCTGTCAGGGGGTGGTCAACCGTGCCAATGCCTAAATCTGTCACAAAAATAAAGAAGGACGGTATTGAGTTCATTTCAAGCGTTGACCGCGCAAACTACACCATCCGGGAACTCACCAGGGCCGCCCTGAAGGATGTGGCAAAGCTACTCCGGAAAAGGATGATTGAAGAATTGAAGAAACTCCCCGGCATGAAGCGACATCGGCGTATCTACAACAGCACCCAATACTGGGTACGCAAGCAGGAATGCGACTTGCAAGTCGGTGTGAAACATGATGCCTGGTATGGCGTTAACCAGGAGTTGGGCGCAAAAGGTATGCCGAAGAAGGGAATTGTCCGGGAAACTACTTTCAAGCACATTGACGACATTCGCAGGATCGAGGGGCAGTATTTATCCGCCATCGAGGACGAGAACAAGGCGCTGGGACTAATAGACGAAGAGGAGGAGATCGGGGATGAAGAATCTACGTAAACTGCTGCATCCATATCTGAAGTCTATCCATCCTCGTGTCTATTTCCAGGAGGCGCCGGACGATGCTCAATTCCCTTATCTTACCTATGATTTCATCCAGATAACCAATGATGGAGAGGAATTTGAGACTGTCGCTCTTGATATTGATGGCTGGGACATGCCGGTCGGAGGAGATACTACAGACCTTGAAAATCTGATGGGATCCGTCAATGATGCTCTCAACAAAAAGACTTTGACCGCTGAGGGGTTGGTGGTCACTTTTTACTTGGATCGCAAAATACCGCTTCGAGATGATAACCCGGCTATCAAGCGCCGGAAGTACATCTACGAAGCAAGACTATTCGGAAGGAGTTGATAGCATGGCGCTTACAAGGCAGGATATAGAAAATATCCAAATCGACTATGGCATAGTCTATGTGAATTATGGCGGGAGCGGCCAGATATTGCTCGGTCCTACCCGTGGCGGTGGTGAGTTTGTCGCAACGGCCACAATCCGCGACATCGAATATGACGGCAGCAAAGGCAAAACAAAAGGCATGCAGGTGGTAGACGACATCACGGCACAGCTTAATGTTACCAGTCTCAATGCATCCATGGACACATTGAAGATGGCCCTGCCTTTTGCGAAATATGATGATGTGACCGGAAAGCTGTCAGTAGGAAGTGATAGCGTAGGAATCATCCCGGATAGCGCATACTTGAATAATATCACCATGTTTGCCAAGACCGTGAAGGGCGAATACAAGAAGATCACGCTCTACAACGCCATGTCCGAAAACGGCCTGACATTTGCGGCTGCACCCAAGGCCGAAGGCACAATTGCGCTCAACGTGTATGCCCACTGGGATGCAGTAGATGATACAAAAGACTTGTTTGACATTGAGGATATAGCAAGTATCGAATAGGGCAGGGAAACCTGCCCTTGAATTTTTAAGGGAGATAGTACATTGCCAAGATATGTGATGCTTGAATGTAAAGATTGCGGGACCAGAAAGATATATCCTGCCAGAACATTCGATGGTAAATTGTGTCCAAAGTGTAATGGCAAATTATTTCTACCCATAAGGTTCTT